TTTCTTCTGCTCTTTGATTAAGCCCCTCCGCCTCGTCCTCGTCCTCGGATTCGTTGCTTGCCTTGATTAAGTCATCATAGGAATAGTCCTTGTACTTCTGCTGACGATTAATCTCGGTCATAGCGCTGTTGTAATCGTCCTCGTTGTCGTACTGTGAAGCAAAGCCGTATAAGCCGTTGAGGTAGTCCTTTGTCTGTGTGAGAGCTGTGCGGTAATCGCTGAACTGCTTGCTCAACTGCTCATATTCGGGCTTGTCCTTGATACTGTCGAGGTACATATTGACATATCGCTCATCACCGGACAATCTGCTGATTTCATCCACGTAGTCTTTGCCTTTGTTTGCCCATTCATAAGACGGGTTTTCGTGGTTATTGTTGTACTCGTTGAACAGACCTTGAGCTTGAGAAAAATAATTTTTTACAACTTCAGGATTATAATAAACTTGTCCGTTATCCTTCATTTGTTTATATTTCTCATATGTAAAGTCATTTTCGTTACCCATATTCTTATATGAGCTTATGTCTTCGGGCTTGTTTATGTTTTTCTTTTTCAGATATTCCTTGTAGGTCATACGCGTTTATATCTCCTTTTAGCTGAGCAATGAGTCAAACACTTCGTAAACATAGGCTTGTTCGCCATCAGATAGACCGCTTCCATTGACAGCTTTTTTGACATATTTTGCTTTTTCTTCTATCGTTTTCTTTGACCTGAGCGCTTCACGTATATTTATGATAAGACTATCGGTTTCTTTTGAGCGTTGAGGTGTAACTGTTTGCGAAGCCTTTGCCTGAGCCGCAGCCTGTTCTGCTGCCAATTTCTGAGCATTATAACTCTCGTTAACCTTATTAGCCCTAATCTGCTCAGCAAGTGAAGCGTTTTTATAAGCCTCGTCCGCACGGTTCGCGCGCTCGGTCTCAATCTGCTGTGCCATTGTTGCCTTGAGCTGCTCCTGATTGTTCCAAGTGCTGATGTCGTTGCTTGACGCGGTCGAATACTGACCTGTTGCAAGGTTAGCGGCGTTGTAGAGGTTTGAGCCCTTCTGCTGCCAAGCGCTCATATCCTGCTGTCTTGCGTTGTTGAGGTCGGTGCTGTAGAGGTTGTACAGATTGTTATAAACGTTCCAGTTAGCGCTCCACTCGCCCTGTTTCGCGCTCCTGTCGCTTGCGAGAGCGTTGTAAACGCCGTTGAGCCTGTCGGTCTCGTTGTTGTACGCGCCGAGAGCCATTGAATAATAATCACCGATTGAGTTATTGAGGTCTTTAAGGTACGCCTGATAAGCCTGATTGCTCGCTGTTACCGCGTAGCTGTTGCCGTAGCCGCCTGTCATAGCGGAAGCCTGCCCCATAGTATCTTGCATAGCGGTCTTACCCATAGCCTGGTACTGCTCTTTTGCCTGCTGAAAAAGCTGGTCATTCGACAAATCGTACTGGAACGGCTTGCGGTTCGTTATGTCTCTGAGCGCTTGATTGTACTGACGCTCGTTGCCGTACTTAAACTGCTGAGAGAGATTGTTGCCGCGATACAGCGCGTTCAGCCTTGACTGTGCGGAGTCAATCGCGTAGCCGAGACCGCCTGCGCCCTGAGAATATCCGGCGTTTGCGTATGAATTATAATTATTTGTCGCTGTGTCCTGACGGTTTTTATAGTCAATGACCTGCTGTGACGGTCTGTATGCCTGATAATTATATGCCATTACTCTGCCTCCTCCTGTTTGTCCTTCTCGGCGTTCGCCTTGAGGTAGTTTTCGTAATCGGTCTTAACCTCGCGCTCTGCACGGAAGCTCACACTGAGCCAAGCTTCCTTGAAAAGCAGCTCGAGCACCGACGGCGGCAACTCTCTGTCGCTGAGCTCCGCGAGCTTTTGTCTTGTGTCCGCAATTAAAACTGATTGCGGGATTTTATTGTCTGCCATAATTTACCTCCTTAAGCTGTAGTACTTATTCTTGTAATAATGCCGTTTATAATATCTATATAAACATCTACATTTGAGCCGTCAACAGCTCCCCATATTTGGCTTGCGGAAATTTTGATTGTTGTGTTTGCCGGCGTTGTAACAAATTTTGCTTGATTACGATTCCAGATATATAAATTTGTATCAATATAAAGCCCGGGATTATCATACGGGTCGGGAGGGAATATTTGTGTTTCGCCCGAATTAGGAACATAAACCAAGGCTTTTTTTGATTGCCCCGGGTCGTCATATTCTTCTATGGAGAAAAACTCAGCATACGCTCTACGTAGTTTTAGTTTCATACCCCAATGACTATCATTTTGAGTAGCACCGCTAAATGTATCACGCATAAACTTAGCCATTACGTCATCAACCGTATTACGTTTATAGAACATAACGCCTTTGGCTTCTATTGAAAAATCTTTAACTGAGCCGTCGTAAATGTTCAGCTTAGGCGTTCCATTCTCCGTTTCAAGTTTGATTTTGCCGCCGCTGTTTTTATTCCAAGCGTCTTTTACGGAGCTGTATGTGCTTAATGATTTTGCGTCAAGCGTACCTCCGAACGTACCGCTCGTCGCGGTCATCACTCCTGTGCTCGACACCTTAAATGTATCGTTTATATTTATCGAACCGCCTTTAATGCCAGCTGCCGGAAAATAAATTGCGTCATCCCGAAGGTAAGCAACTTTTGTTGAGCCCTCCCAGAAAGACATTTCATCGGGTGTAATACGTGTGCGGAAGTTCTCCCCGGTCGGAATTTTCTCGCCGTCAACAGTAATTTCGCTGCTCAATAAACCAACTTCAATTCCGTAAACAGGCTCTGCGCCGGTGTTATCGAGTAAACCGCGCTTGATATAGTTTTCAAAATCGCATTTGTAATTGGTTAAATCAGTGCTCACTCCTGTTGTCAACTCAGTTGAGTAATTGAACATTTCGATAATGTTTTTACTGCCTGTCGTTGTTGTTAGCTTTGTTTTCTCCAAATACTCTCCAAACTGTGATTTAGCGAGGTAACTGCCGTTAAACGCCTGTTTCATCTGCTCGTCGGTCTGCACAACAACGTCAGCCGTTTTGATTATCAGGTCTCTTATTCGCTGATACTGACTTAACAGTTTGGGCGTTTCGTCATTGTCCGAGGAAGAACCCACCGCGTTTGCTGTCTGCTCCCATATTTTGTCTATGGTAAGGTTTGACAGCGTGGCGTTCATCTGCTCGTTGCTCTTATAGATATACGAGCGTATCTCCGCGAGCTGCTGTTCAACCGAACCTCCGCCGCCGATAGTGGGTAAATCAAGAAAAATCATCAGCCGTCACTCCCTATGTCAAGCACCTTGCTTATTGAGTATATTTTACAATCTCCGACGCCCTCAATTCTAACCCGAAAGTGGTCGCAACGGCGCGGAATTATCGGTATACTGTATGAGCGAGTACCGCCGCCGGTGATTTCGGCAACGCTCTCCCATTCTGTCATATCATCATACTTGATAATCAGCCGAATTCCGCTTGTGAGCGGCTTAAAAAGCCGGACAAGTATTCGCCCTACATACTTGTTATCGCTGTAGGAGTAGCCGATTTCGCCCGTTTCCGCGTACCATTCAAAGTCATTCTCCTGAGCGCCTACACCCATAAGGTCAAGAAGAACATTTCCGACAACCGCATATAGATTATTGTCCACACGGCAAAACGCCTCTATCTTGATGTTGTCCTCTTTGTGCCAGAGTTGCTTTGATATGTCATAGACAAATAATGAATAATTGCCCTGTTCATCCTGCATACAGATGTAGTACTTATTGCCAATGCTCCCGGCAACAGCGTTTCGGTAGCTGAGCTCTCCGAGCTGATAAGAAATACCCACGGGTAGACTGCCGTCGTAATAAACAATGTCCGTTGCTGTCTTGTAGAATAATGTCTCGTTAACGATAACCGCCGAGCCCTCGCTTCCGCGCTGAATTCCCCTGTGTTTCAGCTCAATCAACTGATAATCCGACGGTAAAGAACCGTAGAGCTTGTGTATGCAGTTTTCTTTGAAGAAAAGAACCTCACGACCGTAGTGAACCGCGCCCGTCCATATGCCGTCAGAGCCTACGGAAGCGGAATAACTGTCGGTTGAAATTCCTGCATAGCAAAACCAATTCTTAAAATCAGCTTGTTTGCAGGCGTATATCTCATTGACGGTATCGCCTGCACGGTTAAGACCGTACCTACAGCCCCATAAACGGTTGTTGCACTCACAAATAAAATCCATAAGCGGAGCTTTACGCTCAATCTTGACTGTGCCTGATTTCTGCTCGTACACGCTGTCGATTATTCCGATTACAACAATCCAACCGTTATTCTTGTCTATGCTCTGAATTATTGATGTGTTGTTCAGGAATTGTACTTGCTTGCCGATAGCGGATTCATCACCTAACGCTAAACCGCTGATATTTACCGCGTCGCCCTCTTTGAAGTTAAGAGCTATTTCGGAGCAGGAGATTTTGACATAAGTTGTTGAAACTGTTACCCACATTGAGGTTGTCGCCGCATAAACCTTGAGATAATGCGTCTTGTCCGAGGTGTCAATCCACCTCTGCCCGTTCGTGGGATTACTCGGAGCGGTAGCGCTTACTGTGACATTTTCGAGCACATCGCCGTCCTTTGTACACATAGCAAGCGAGACTTTCTTATTACTGCCGTTTGCTTTAATTTCCCGGGTATTGTCAATAAAGCCGTTCTCGTCTGTGTTTTCGGTGTTAACGTACCAACCGTTATCAAGCCCTTTGTTTGTGACCTCGAATACAAGCAGGTACGCCCCCATACCGAGCATTTTATACTCTGCTGATTTTAGCTTGTGTGTTTCAAAAAAGTCTGTTACTTCTCTATCACCGATATAAAGGCGGTTGCCGTCGATGTAGCACAGCGTGTCCTTGCAAATCATACACTTAAAGTCCGAAAGGTTCTTTACAGTGCTGCGCTTACGGCGCGGAGACAGCACCGGGTAATAATCGCCCGTCATATTCTTCATATCGTAGAACTCTGTATCAGCGATTTTGATATTGTGATTGTAACCGCCGAAAGTCTCCTGAAAGTTTCTTGAAGCGTTACTCTCGGGCAGTTGAGGAAATTTATATGGCATTAGGACACCACCTTGTATACGCGCTCTGCTGTTTTTCTACCTTAGGCTGCAACGGCATATTTGCGCGGTTGTACGCTTTTGCGTAGTTTTCATAAGCCGATTGGAACAGCGCCGAGGACACGTTGTATCGGGTATATTCCGCGTTTGCGAGGTCAATCTGCATTTGCAGGAAATAACGGTACATCTCAGCGCCGTAGTGTTTAGGCGCGAGGAGCTCGGTGTCATTTGAGGTATCATCTGTGTACCCGTTAAATTCGATATTCTCGTAGCCCTCGTGAGTACAGATAATTTCCTCATATATCATTGTGTCTATGTTATTAAGCCAGAGCTTTTTCTCCTCTGACGTTCTGATATTCGGATATAAGTTGTCGACAAGGCTGATAACCTCGCCGATTGTGATTTTATTGTTGTCCATAATCTCACTCCAAAAAAACAAAGGAGCGGATTGCTCCGCCCCTTATCTTGATTATTTAGCCCTTAGGCGGCTCTGAATCTCTGAAAGCGTTCTTTTTTACAAAAGTTGCCGCCTCTCTGCGAGCTTTCGCCTTGTTATTGATAACCTCGACAAATTCAGGGTCAACCTCGACGGGCTCGTCGCATTTAACCAAAATATTCCTGCCGTTAACCGAGAAGAACTCCTGCTGTTCTCCAACGTTACCGCTGCTGTCTCTTACCAGAGGGTCACTCGGAAGAATAACAGTCACCTTCTGCGGCTTTTCCTCGGGCGGCTGTACGCCCTCGTTTTTCTTTGCCATAACCTAAGTCTCCTTTATTTTAGTTTTCCTCGTCGTCGTTCGAGTAGCTCGACGCACTCTCAATGCGGAGAAGTCTCTCCTGATAGAGAATCTTTGCGCCGTGGCAGAACTTATAACCGATTGTCGAGAACTGCTCAAGAGGTCCGCCGATAACGGACTTGTCCTTGACAATCATTTTCATTGCCTCATTCTCAGGGTCGAGAACACCGTATGCGTTTGCGCCGAGGACAAGTGTGTCGTATGTAGCGATACCGCCCGACGGCTTGTGCACCTTGCACTCTGTGTTCTCAATGAAGCGAACGCCGTGGAGCACACCGATTTCACCCTGAAAGATAGGCTCGGTATCGTCATACTTGTGGAACTCCTTCCACTCGGTGGACTCTCTCAAATCCTCCGCAACAGACGGATGAATCAGAGCTACATAATAGCCCTTGATTTTGGGCGCGTGGTTCTTTTTGAGCCACGTTGCAGCCTTATTGATAAGCTTAGGAGTAATCAGACAGGTTGCATTGAGCCCTGCTCTTGTGGTTACAGCCGTACCGTCTGATTTAGGAGCATACATAACACAGTTGCCCTGAATAAGAGCGTTTCTTGTGAGGGTGTTGTATGTAGCGCCGCCGGCTGCACCCATTTCCTCTGTTGCGCCGTAGATTACGTCGTCGTATGCCTCGTATTCGAGACGGTCGGTAACGGTTACATAATCGCCGTGCTGAGTTGTGGTTGCCTCAATGTACGACATACCGAAGCTCTGACCGTCGGGGATAACACCCTCGGTAAGAGGTTGAAGTGCCTGAGGAAAGGTGTTAAACTTTCTCCATTCTACCTTGTTACCGTGCATTTTCTGCTTATCGCCGAACTGGTCGAAAATAAGCTCCGCTCTCGCGTTTTTGAGCAGCGCGGTATCGTAGAATGTTTTCATTGTCGGGGTTAACGAGTAACCCGTTGTGTTCTGTGTGGTTGTGTTCGGGTTAAAGTTGCCCGCGAACAGCTGTAAATTAAGTCTGTAGAACATTACAAATCTCCTTTAGAATTTAGGTCTTTTGCCCGTTCTACGGTACTCCTCCTTAATTCTCTGGAAATCCTCAAGCGAAAACTTCGACGGGTCGGTCTTGGTTACGTCCGGCATTCTGCCGCTTTTAGCTCCGCTTTCCTGCGGGCGCTCTCTGTTCGCCTGAATTGAATTTGAGGTATTAACAACCGCCTGATTTACAGCGTTTTGAAGCGTTGCCTGCATAATCTCTTTGTGGTGCAGGGCGTGATAAGCGTTTTCAACCGACAATCCCGAACCGCCGAGCTCAGGCGGGTCTACAAGTTTCTTAAACTGCGGATTGTTGATTTCAGCCTCGAGGTCAAACGACGGAAACTGAGCCTTGAACGCCTCTGCCTGATTAATCAGGCTTGAGACGTGCGCTCTTGTCATTTCCTCACGCTGACGGTTCTGCTGAAAAAGCTCGTTCTGCTTCATAACCTGTTCGGCGTTCTTAACCTTCATAAAGTTTTCTACTGACATACCCGACGCCATCGCCTCGTCTTCATAGAGCTTAGTGTCGCTGTCAATGGCTTTTGAAAGGTCGTCAAGGAATGTGCTTGATTCAGCGTTCACGCCATAACGCATATTGACTTTGTCAAGCAAGCCACGCATAGCCTCGTTTTGAGCTTCAACGCCCTTATACTTGGCTAAGCGCTTGCCCATTAACTTGTCAAAGTATTCCTGGCCTTCTTTGGCATATTCTTCGGATTTGAAGATTTCCTCAAAGGTTTTACGCTTGGGCGGTTCTTCCTCTGTTGTCTGAGGTTCTTCCGTAGTAGTAGGCTTTGTATTCTTAGGCTTGTCCTCTGTGCTTTTAACCTCAGCTTTCGGCATTAGGTCTAAGATGTGTTTTGCCTTGTCGGGGACGTTCAAGGCGCTATATGGGTCTCCCTGTGAAGCTCCGCTCTGAGTACCGCCATCGCCCGACGCGGAAGCACCTGCAGAAGCCCCGCCGTCAGCAAAAAGCTGTAGGTTAAATCGCGGAATAAGAAAATCGGACATTTATAATCCTCCGTGTAGATTCTGCGGTAGGTCGCGACCCTTATTAATATAATTCTATAAGGCGTATCTCAATTTCTCTAACCCACACTTGAAATTTTTTCAAAAAGAAAAAGCCCCGTTAAAGGCTTAATCTTCAATAATAATCTTGACGTTATCGGGATAATGCTGTTCGAGCAGGTTCAGACCGTTGAGTATGGTCTGATAGATTACGTCAAAACAGCTCTGCCATTCCTTTTTTGGCGTACATATAACGACGTTCTTATCTCCGCTGTCAAGGTACGGCGTGCGCTCAAACACCTTATCGGGATAAGACGACACGGTCTCCGCCAGTGTGTAAAACAGCATTGAAGCCGCCGCGCATACAACATCCTTGCCGGGCTCGTCGTGCTCTGCGTGTCCTGTCATTTCAATTTTGTGCTTTTTGGGGAAAACTTTAACCTCAATCATACCTGTGTTACCTCCTGAGCTTTTGCTCTCGCGTTCTCCATAAACGATGGTTCAGCCGTTGTCGGAGTTTGATTTACAGCCGACGGGTCTGCCGCGCTCTGCACCGGCTCTTGTCCGTTCTCCATAAGAATAGCCCGTGCAAGCCATTCAGCCATTGCCGGGTCAACAAGCTGTGCGAGGTCAAAAGCGATTTTCTGCAACTGCTGATACTTCTGCAAAAGCGTGCCGTTCTGCTGAACCTTCCGCATAACGTCGTCCTTGTGCTCGAAATCCATAAACTGTAAGAGAGCCAGCGCGTTATCGCTGTTTTGCGGTACGAATACGCCTGCATTATAGAGCTGCAACGCGAGCTCGTTTTGCTCCATTTTTGTGTAGGGATTTTGCTTTTGAGCCGATACCTCAATATCAAAGCAAGGCAATCTGAGCCCCATTTCAATACCTGCAATGCTCGGCTGTTGTTGCGGTTGTAGCAGTGAATTGTCGTATGTGATAAATTCATCTGTGCCGAGGTCTCCGGTTATTCTGTACTCGCGCGGCTTATCGTAGAATTGGCGCATACGCTCGATAATCATTGTGGTAATCTGTTTGTGCATATTATACATCTTCCGATTATGCTCACGAGACAGCTTGCCCGACTGCTCCTGCATTGCAGCTATAGCGGAGGCGGCTGTTACGCCCGATACCGAACCGCCGTTTGATACATCGCGGTTGCCAAGCGATTCTTTCATTTCATCGATGAGCCTGTCGCGCATTGTCACGGTATAGTTAGGCAGACCGTAAGCCTCGATTTGTCTCATTGAATTGTCGTCAAGAGTGCCGGCAACGTGAACTACCTTTTTTGAATAATCGAGGAACTCGCTCTCGTTAATTCCGCCGTCCATACGTGAGAAGTAGCGAGGGCTTGCCGTAGCAAGCGCGTTTGTCATAATAGCGGATGTAAGCAGGTCTATAGCATTCTGATCTCCGCGTCCAATGTCTGTGTAGCTGTAGCCGACAATACTACCTTCTACCGGGAACAGCGGAGTAACAACAAAGGGATAGTCGCCGTCATCATACCAACCGTTAGGGTACTTCTCGGGCTCGTTCTCCGTAGCAAACAACACATTGCCCTCTACATACTTGCAGAAGTGCAGTACCTGATTACCGTTGTTATCGGTCTTTTTATAATACCAATCAACCACAATGCTCTTGTTTGTGTAGTCAATTTTATCATCGGTGCGATATGTCTCAACCGTGACCGCCTGTCCGTTGAGCCTACCTTCAAGCTGAGGATAACGGGCGATTAAAGCTTCGTTGTCCTCGTATGAGGTCTTGAAAACCTCGCGGCTGTCCTGAATGTTCTTGATACCTGTTTCCCAGAACAGCTCGAGCAGGTCAATTCGCTTAATGCTTATATCGCCGAGCCCGTCGTGCAGTGAGCCGTCCCAAAATACACCTGCACAACAACCGCCCTGTTTGAGAATGTAATTGCATAAGTCCGAATAGGTCGTCTCGTAGTTGTTCTCCTCGAAAATAACGGGGATAATGGATTTAAGGTTTTCTGCCTCAGCTACATCATCACGGCACTTAGGTCTGATGTTGGACTCAGGATAGCCGTCCATAAGGTCAGCGTGTTTTGCGGTTATGCAGTTCCAGAGCCAAGCGGTATTTATCTTGTGCTTGTCCTCTGTTCCGTCGCCTTTGATGTAATCCCACTGTCTGAGCTTCCAGTACTGCTCATTCGCAATCAAACGCTTTTCGAGCGTCAGCTTTCCATCGCGGTACTTCTTGCGGCGCTGTTCGGCTTCACCGATTTGAATTGAAGTAATCGGCAGCGTTCCCATTCTCATTTCTTCCTGCTGCTCGTTGTCCTCCTGTGAAAAGAACTTCCGCATATCGGGAGCGGCAGAGTTTTTCTGCATTTCGAGCTGCTTTTGTGCCTGCTTTTGCGCCCTTCTTTTTCTTCCAAATGCCATTATGCAACCTCCTGATTTAATAAGTTTAACGGGTCAAAGGCGATTTTACGTCCTCCGACTATCTTCTTTTCCGGTTTTATAGGTCTGTTCATACAGAAATAACGCATAGCGTCGGCGATGTGATCTTCAAGCGTAGTGTCCAAATCCTCAGGCTTGTGCTCGTCGAACATCATCAACGGCAGCGTTCGGATAATATTTCTGCAATTATTGAATATGTACATTCCTGCTTTACCGTTCTTATCGAACATAAAGCGGTAGTGCATTTGCATCCACCCGGGAATACGAGCGTTAACGCCCGGCACAAAGTCAATATAATGTCTCAGCGCCGCGTCGTATATGCTCTCACCTCGCGAGCCGTCCCATATTGACGGGTCGGCAACACCGTAAATTTTTCTGCCCTTCAAATACGGATGTTCCTGCTCTGTTTTATATATCTGCTCAAATTGCTTGTCCGGCGTCCACTTAACGCCCTCGTTCGGCGTATCGGTGCAGCCGTAGAGCTCCTCTATAGCGTAGGCTGTGCCGTCGTAATCAACCGCCCACCATATACACGCGAACGGCTTGCCGTAGCCATAGTCATACGAACGATAATACGTCCAGTTCTTGTCAGGCTCGAACGGTTCTATTACGTGAGTAAAGCGCCTATACTCAAGCGCCTGCTCGGGCTCAAGACCTATTTCGGCAGCCGCGGTTATATCGACCTCGGTGCGGAAGTCCTCAAAGAACATACCCTCGAAAATATCCCACCTGCCGTTAAGCCAAGCCTCGCGGAGCTTCGGCGGAAGCGCCTTAAGCTGTTCAATATACTCGGGCATTTCACGCATAAGCGCGTGATTGTCGGTAACAAGCGATTGAATAAAGCTGTAATCTTCCGGCTTTTCCCCGAGCTCATAATGCTTATCTATAAACAACCGCTTGAAATATCCGTGCGATTGTCCACCCGGATTCAAGGTGTAATATATACGCTTAGGAAAGCTGTTGACACCACGGTTACACGCTGTTATTGACTTTATCTGATACTCAGACAGTAAGCACGCCTCGTCGATAAAGATAACATCATACTCCGCGCCCTGATACTGCCCGAGGTCGCTGTCACTCGCACAGTAGCCAAACGTTATCGTTGAGCCGTTCGGGAACGTAAATACTTTGTCTGATTTATTGTACTTTGCTATTCCGTTAAGGATTTTCAAAAGCGGATTGATGTGGTTATTAAGCAGCTCCTTGTAGCTTTGGCGGATAATCAGAACCTTTATTCCTGCCCAGAACAAGCAGAGAAGAATTGCCTTGACACGTACCGCCCACGACTTACCGCCGCCGCGTGCTCCGCCGTATGCAACGATTCTATGCGTGTCATTGAGGAACAGCTTTTGTTTTGGTGACGGGTTCCCGAGATTAATTTGCATAGCTCTCAGCCTCCGCGTCCTCGAAAACAACCTTAACTGTTGTGTCGGTCTTTTCTTCTTTAGGCTTGTTGCGCCATTTATCGGGCTTGCGGTTATTCAGCCAATAAATTTGTGCTGTAACATTACCGTTTATTGCTGCTTGATATAGAGCGTTTTCGACTTCAAAATCGACAACATCCTTGCCTTTTTTTAAGGACTGACAAATCTGACAATATGATTCCTTCCAACGGTAAAGTGTTTTTACAGAAATCCCCATATTATGAGCTATCTGTTCATCGGTCAGACCGTCGCGCGCCCACCCTTCAAGCAGGATAAGGCTATCAGGCTCTAACCACTTTTCATACTTGCCCTTTGCCACGGTCTCACCTCCTATATTCTAAGTTTACCGAGGTTTTCTGCGTTTCTCTAACCCGAACACAGAAAAAAGCACCAAGCTCAACGCTCGGCGCTCTCGTACTTTTCCGATAAAACTCGGTAATACAGACACCGTTTATAGTGTTCACAGCAGCAGCGTTTCATATGGCGCTGTTTTTCTGCTGACGACTCAAAACGGTGCGTGACGTTTTTTGACTTTTTCAATAGATTTTCGCAGACGATTCTCACTCCGTCGTCTGATTTATAGAACGGGCACATAACATCTGCGGAATTCCAAGACGTTGCCATATCTGCTCCTTTGTTTCAAATACCTTCCCGGGCAGCGGCTGAAATTGTGTGAATATGTATGCTGAAATGCGCCGCCGCCCGAGCTTTATATGTGCTATCTGTTTACTTAAACATTGTTTATTCCCCCTTTCGTTCCTCGCCGCTCCGAGGTTATTGCACGGAAATGAACGGAATTATTATAAACAGCCGAGCGGTGCTGTTGTGGGCGGTTAATCGAACATTGAAGGCTTACTGCCTTTGCAACAAGGCTGTTCCAATGTACACTTTTCGTTATCGAAACAATTAAAACAATTTCTTTGCTCTTTGATTTTTCTTAGTGTAAAAATATTTTTAGGGTTGTGAATAATAGTGCAATCTACCTGCCAACGACAGTTTCCGCATTTATTGTGCTTAATACAATCTTCTTTCGGATTAAACATTATCCTCACGCTCCTTCAACGCCTGTTTGGCTTCCTCGCGAGTGAGGAACACCACCTTGCCTATATCTTCAGACTCAAATTCTATTTGACAATCTTCGGGTTCAAATCCTATTTCACTGTCGTCAAGAGCTTCCATGACTTCACAATCATTTTCATCATAACTGTCTGCTCGATACATAGCGTCTTTGCCAAAAACATTTACACAATAAACTGTATAGTCGAGGATTTTATGAAGTTTATCACAGTAGTGATAAACAACATCACCGAAATTGCACGGCAACTCCACAAATCGGGAGCGGTCTTTGAATAAAGCGCCACATATTTTGTCAACTTGATCGTAAGTTGAACTTAAAAGCCCTTCTCGGTAAAAAACCGTTGATCCTTTTTCTGTCTTGCACACTTCGTAATGAATACAATCTTTACAAGTTGCCATCATTCATTAGCTCCTTTGTTTTGGAAATAGTATTGATTTTGACGTGTATCTTTCGGCTATTGGTTTGCTTGGTTTAAGCAGCCTCAGCCTTGCGTTGAGCATAATCGAGTTATCCGACAGGTCCGAAAGCTGCTCAACTTCCATAAATGGAGCGAGACCCTCTGCGAGCTTACGTGAAAGCTCTTCAACTGCAAAATTCAGATAATCCATTTGTCCGAAATATAAGTCTCTTGGGTCTATGCTTAATGAAGCCCCGATCGTGTATTCATTTGGCAAACGCTCTCGAATAACAAGCGTCTGCTCCCCGCGTAATTCAAATTGAGTTTGGCAAGACTGGCACGTCATTGTAACTCTGTCAATCTGACCTCCGCATTGAGTGCAGATCAATGGTGTCAATCTCACTCGCTCACCTCCGCTTTGATGACTGTTGGGCAGTGTTCAATATATTGCTTGCAAACATTAACAACAAGCTTTTCAACAGCATTTCCGTCATTGCAGTTATCGGGATAGTTGTCTATTGTGTCTCGCAGTACATTAATTAAATAGTCCGCGTCAATCAGCCTGCCGTGAGGTGTGGGGATTTCAACAAGCGGGCAAATTTTTGGTCTACAGTGTCTTGCACTGCGTTCACCGAGAATAATACACTCCGCAGGTGCACACACGGAAACATCATAACAGGAAAATAAACATTCCGAACATTCGCTCGGCAGCTGCATACCCTTAATAATCAGGCTCATTTTGTCAACTCCTCCCTTGCAATAAGAACCGCCAAACAAATACAGCGACAAACGCGACACCAAAGGCAAAGCCTAAAATAAACGGCATAATCATAAACCGCCCTTCTTTCCGAAAACTGTTATACTGTCCGTCTTAATCTCGCCTACAAGCTTATTGTCCCGGCTCGCAAGCGCCTTTTTGAAATACGCGCTTGCTTTTCTGACTGCCTCGTCCTCGGTCCGAGCGCTGACGTGCAGCGACCTGTGCCGCCGGACTATTGCTTTTGCTGATAGGTCAACTACATACCGTGCCATTTTCTACCTCCTGAATATCAAGAATAATCTTCCACTTAGCGCCATAGCTGAAAGTGTCAGCGAACGCCGTAACGCACTTACGGTTATCGTCCTTTAGCTTTCCGAGCTTAACGAGCGCGTCAAGTATAAACTTCTTTGCGAACGCAACATTATCATAGTCGCGGCGCTTGTTGCCCTCTACCCAATGGAAGTGTATCGTGACAGGTTTTTCAAATCGCGGAAGCCGCCTTAAGAACAGTGCGAGGTTTTGTTCTATTCGTCTCTTGAATAACGCCGCCTTGTATTTATTTGTTCTGCAAACATCTATGTACTCATTCGCGCTCGGGAGCTTCATTTCAATTTTGACAATCATTTCCTGCTCCTCGTTCTGTAGTTGCGCTCAGGATTGCCGGAGACAAACAGCTCCTCGCCCTTTGTCATTTCCGCTATGCGTGATCCGAGCGCCTCGTCAATCTTCATTATCTGACCGACTGATAGCTCAGAGGAAATAATCGTCGGCAAATCCTCGTTATAGCGATAGTTGATAATCTTAAACGTAGCATTAACGTCCGCCGCCGTAACCTGAGCCCCTTTGCCTACCTTGAAAAAGTCGTCGATATAAAGAACCTCAGCTTTTTTTAAGGGATTGATTAAAGCCTCGTAAATTTCAGCCTCGTTGATGTGCTGCTTAATGTTCGTTATGTCATCCTGCCATATCATATACCGCGCAGCTCTGCCCTTCTTAATCAGCTCGTTGACAATCGCTGTACAGATATGTGTTTTACCGCAGCCGGGTTGACCGCCTATATAGAACCAGCGTTCCGTATTATTTACGTAGGCGTGCGCTGCTGTCCATATCAGCCGTTGCCACTGCTCAGCGTGCTTGTAGTTTTCAAACGTATATTTATTAAAGAGCTTTTTCAATCCGCTTTTCTCGCGCCTGAGCAATTCTTCTCTTATTGGCATACAGTCACACGTGACCGCGACGGTCGTCCAGTAGCCGTAGAAGTCACTGAATTTAGGTCTATATATAACACCCTTGTTCTTACACTTCGGGCAATCGTAGCCTTTAAGCTTACCCTCGGCGTTGTTGCAAACCTCGCAGTCCTGCTCGATGAACTCTTTACTTGTCGGGTCATAGGATTGTGCCGCCGTCGTAGCCGGGGAACCCGTATTCATCCGCTTTAGGATGTCGCTTATCGCTTCCACCGTTTTGCGCTCCTTTCGATTTCTTATTCAGCCACCGTTCAATCAGCTTTCTTGTTCCGCTCATAGACTTGCGAGCCTCGGGCTTTTCTTCAAGCCAGTTTTTAATACTGACAAGCTCCTGACGGATATTCAAATCAGGATAAGATTTAATAAAATTATTAATCTCCTCGTCAGTTATCGGTAAAAGCTGCCCGTCGCTCAGGGGTAGTGAAATTTGATTTTTCGGCGGTAATTCTTTTATTTTATTTCTTTTTATTTCTTTTTCTTTTATTTGTTTCTTAATGTTTACATTTTCCCCGATATTGTCAGCATTTAGCCCGATAATGTCAACATTTGCGGAAATTTGGGAACAGTTTATTAAGAGGTACTCCTTTATGGCTTTTACGCCCTTGCGCCTTTTGACTGCTTCAAAGTAGGTCTTTTGGATTTCAGCAGATGTCAAAATACCGTACTTCTCGAACATCTCAGCACTCAGAATATCTCTTTTAATCATAGCTTTTAAGATTTCCGACACAACACTGACACCCACCGTCAAATGCGGCTGTTGTACGAACATCAGCGCCACGTCGTCGTTCCACTCGCAAAAGTAGCCGCAACCGCGTATGTAGATTTCTTCAAATATCGTCCACATTACAGAATCGCCCTTTTCGCCGAATTCCGCACCAATCATCTGCATAGGACGCGACCGCTCAATATGAGGAAAGTAATCAAGCGTAATCTTTAGATTAGCCATTTACTCCCTTTCCGGTTGCCTGCTTGCCGAGCGCCGCGCTCGCCCGGTCCTTGCAAGCAATCCTATTAAATTGTGTGTTTTATGTATAACCCAAAGGCGCGGAAGGTTATAGCCTTAGTTATCAGCCAGCGCGTCAACGCTCAGGACTTCGCCTGTCTCGGTGTTGACCTCGACCGCCTCTGCCTCGTACACTGTTTCATCCGGTATAGTAAACATATCCGCGTCCACAGCTGTCTTGATCGTCTCGTCAGAGGAAATACCTCTCGCAAATTCCGATTTGAGCGGAGCGTATTTCAGGCACTTCTTGAGCACGGTCTTTTTCGCCATCTCCTCGAAGTTCTTAGTCCAGGGCGAATAAGCCGAACCGTAGGACTTGCTATACTTCTTTGCATGTTCTTTTATTTCCTCTACGTTCATAACCTCAAAGCCGAATCCGCCCGACTTTGTTTTGAATAGAGCGTAAACCTTAGAGAGAGCGCCGCGGTTATGATCAGCCGGTATATGCACGAGCTTCGGCTCAAGTCCAAACTGATAGACTATTTCGTCGCCCTCATAAACGCATTGAGCCTGTACAAGCTCAACTTCACCGGAGCGGTACGCAAGGTCGATCAGACCCTTGTAACCGATCTGGAATTGAGCCTCGAGCACGCCTTTGTTTTTATAAGGTATAAGATAAGCCTGCCCGAGCGGAGTATTCGGCTCAAGACCGAGCTGTGCGGCGGTCATCATAGCGCCGAGGAAGCTCTGAGGCGTACACTCATTGAGCTCCGGCGTTGTTGACAGAGCCGTCATAACAATGCGCGTAAAGCGTTCGGGAGTCATAACCGACGGCAGCGCAGCCCTGATACCGCTCTCCATAGCCTTGACATAGCCCTTGATCGATGTGTCTTTTGCGTTTGATTTCTGAATCTTGTTTGCCATAATAAAATGTTCTCCTTTTTATGATATTTTGAATGGTCTTGATGTGCTTTGTGTCATATACTGCGACAAGTCAATCTCGGGATGATCCGCCTCAAACCGCTTTTTATCAAAGTTGTTTCTGATTTGAGTTTTCCAAGTGACCTTATGGTCGCCGCATATACCGCGCTCAGCTTCGCGCATAAAGGTCTTAATGCTGTTGAGCTTATCGTCCATAAGCTTGCTTATTTCGTCGCGCTGAGCCTTTAATTCGAGGTATAAATCAACGTCCGATTTATACAATCCCAAGTCAACCTCAACCCCGGACTCGCTGTGCTCAAACACCTTATTTATAGCCTCGGTGGTTGCTTTCTCACCGTCGGAAGGCGGCTCGTGCTTATTTACAATGCAATTCTCGTAAAAGGTCTTTTCTATATCCGCGAGAACGGCGATTTCTTCCTCGTTGCGCTCAATCTCAAAGATAAACAAGCCCCTCTGGAACACGAGCACCGCCAAATACCACTTAGGCTTACCGGTGACAAGCATATAGTGCATACACTGCGCGTAGTAGTGGTCCGGAAATTTGCCGTCGAGGTAGTTCTGATACTGCAAAGGATTTGCGGTCTTACACTCAAGCCCTGCGTCCTCGCCTACGATAACGCGGTCGAGGTCGGCGTGAGCAAAGGGATACTCTGAGTTATATATAATGCTGTTGTCACGGCGGACCTTCTTGCCGGTCTCCTCGGTGAACCGCTTAGCGACGTACTCCTCAAGGTCTCTGCCCTGCCTCATAGCCTCGTTATCTTCCTTAGGCGGTATCAGCTTTAGCTTGTCCGCGTAAACGCTGTACGGCGAAGCGTAGGGATTGAGGCCGCATATAGCTCCCGCGTCAGAGCCGCCGATTGTCTTGCGCCGAAGCTCGAGCCATTCCTCGTGGCTCATTTTTACCGTGGATATTCTTTTAAGCGCCATATGTGCCTCCGCAGTAGAATTTTTCTGCCTGAATCTCGCGCTCGGCCTCGGCTACAAGCTGAGAGAAGTAGCCTTCCGTCAGCCGTTCGCCGTCCGCGTCGCCCTCCCGGGCAAGTATGTTAATGAGCTTGTCCGCAGCTCTTTGTGTTGCGTTTTTCATCCGTTCTCCTCCTAACAGTAGTGATCTATCACGTAATCGCGCAGACAGTCATTGCAGACTATGTCGCCGTTTGAAAATTCGACGTAGTGGTCGTCGTCCTCTTTATACATTTCTTTCGGGCAACGGCAGCACTCGACTTTCTCAGGCTCCGGCGGCTCGTCGGGCCCGTTATAGTTCGGGCACTGATAATGGTGGTTGTTTCCGTAGCAGTGGCAGTATTCACACATTGTTATTCTCCTTTTTCGATAACATAATTTAACCTCTCGTTAATTAAAGGTTTGTAGTTTGTGTTTATTTCAATTCCTAAATATTCGCGTCCTTCCTGTTTAGCAACATAAGCAGTAGTGCCACTACCGATAAACGGATCCAGTACGACACCACCTTCAGGACAGCCAGCTCTAATACAAGGACGTATTAATTCAGGCGGAAAAGTAGCGAAGTGCGAGCCTTTGAATGGCTTTGTATTAACTGTCCACACGTCTCTACGGTTCTTTACAGGCTTACCATCTTTGAAACGCCATCGTTCGTGCGGCTTATCCGCCACGTGTTGACTCTGAGGCTTGCTTCCCGGTACCACAACGCCCTTGTATTTTGAACTGCCTTTGTTTATGGTCTCTTTGCGACCGTCATAGTGCGCCGGTACAAGCACAGCGTCATTGTCATAGTAGTATTTTCGCGATTTTGCAAGAAGAAAGACGTGCTCGTAACTTTTCGTGGGACGATCTTTGACACTTTCGGGCATTACATTGGGTTTCCGCCAAATGATGTCACTTCTAAGATACCACCCATCATTTCGTAGAGCGAATGCGAGCATCCACGGGATCCCAATCATATCTTTAGGCTTGATACCCTGCGTTTTTACTCCGGTAGTCGCTTTCGCTCCCATCATCCCTTTGTTGGTGCCTTGCTTATACTTGGCAGCGTTATCAGGATAAGTTGCCGCGCCTTTGCCGCTACCGGCATAGCTGTCACCGATGACGATCCAAAGTGTGCCGTCAGGTCGGAGTGTCCTTCGTACCTCTCTGAATACTGAGACCAACCTGCCAATGTATTCTTCTGGCGTCGGTTCGAGCCCAATCTGACCGATTACACCATAATCCCTCAACCCATAATAAGGCGGAGATGTGACGCACATATTCACACTTTCGGTTTCAATCGTTTTGAGTGTTGCCAATGCTTCTCCATAAATTATTTGACCCATAAACCTCTTTATCTCTTGACTTTCTTAATCTTTCCGATTATAATTTAAATAAGATGTTTTCATTTTGACCGTTCCGAGGTGTCCTCGGGCGGTCGTTTTCTTTTTATCCCCATTGTTTTGCCATAGCCTTTGCGACACCGGGGAAGGTTTTAGCCCTTGTTTTACCGTCACGAAATTTCATACCGCAGTTTTTGCGTTTGTTGCCTTTGCTGTCTTTACTGCCGCCTGATACCCAAGAACATATAGGCTCAACGGTTTTTGTCGGTTTAAGCAAAGGTAAACCACGTAGCCATAAACAAGTCTTTTTGCTGTATGGGTGTCCGTGCTCATAAGGCTGTATTGTTTGAGTGTAACGCGGTAAATTATAAATTCGTGTCGGTATGGGATTTTCGATACAGATTGAATAACAATCAGCATTATAAAAGCGCATAAAAAAATCTTTTGCTTCAAGACCTTTAGCATACCGCTCTTTGTTTAATTTTCCGGCTTTTGGATATAACCGTGCAGCCCCTGCATTACTCAAATATGTACACGGCGGAAAGGCTATAAGCATATCCCACTTGCCGTCCTGCTTGTGTTCTTTGCCGTCAAGCGTTGTAAATTTACAATCACCGTTTAACAGAGGAAGAACGTCCGCTTGTATGTGCCATTCAGGGTGTCCGCCGCTCGGCTCGATAATGTCACACGAAAACGCCCGGTGTCCGCGCTTTCTGAACTCAGTGCAAACTCGCTGACTTTCTTCACACGCAACTAAAATATTCATAGACAAGCTCCTTTCAAATACTCAGGCTCGCCAAACAATGATAATTGATTAGGGTTGTCGCCAACCCACCACATCATAACACTGCGCGCGTCACGCCATTTTTCAGGTATTTCAAGCCTCGCCGCTTTTCGCGCTTGCAGCATACGGTCAAATGCTCGCAAATAATTATCGCGGTATTTGGGGTATTTAATTAAATCGGCTATCATTCCTTTATAGCCTTGCATAGGACAGACTATGCAACCTACGCGAGTTTTCCCACAAGGACAAAAAGTGCAGCCTACAGCCTTGACTTCATATAGCGGATTTACCTCCACTCGATAATGGTATAAAAACTCCCAAACATCTTTATCTGTCCAATCCACAATCGGGTTTACCATAACAGATGTTGTGCGGTAACAATGATCTACAAAAGCGCGAGTTTCAGCGTTATCGTGATTAAGAACCATACCGCCTTTACTGTTTTCCTCATAGTCTACGCCAGCTTCCTCGGCGAGCTTTCGCATAGTTTTTTCTTTACCAATAACCGTTACAAGCCCTTGATTATTTTTGCGGTTCGCACTTTCCGCCCACCGAACACCTGTTATTTTTTTGCGGAAGCGTCCACCACGCTCTTTTAACTCTTGACAACAATACCGAACTATCCTTGTCGGCGGCATTCGCTTTTCTTCAATCAACTGCCACATTGTTTTCTCGGGAGGGTCAATTCTGATATCAGGGTGTTTCCGAACGTGATAGATTGTCTCCGGCGCGTCAATCGTTGTGAGATTGTGAACGCCCTCGTAGTTAATTCCTGCGAGCTTTGCAAGTGCGAGAATTACATCACTGTCCTTGCCGCCGCTGTAGCACAAATAATACGGCTCGGTTTTAGGCTCAAACATTTTGAGATAATTAATCGCTCGTTGCTCTTTTTCGATATTCATAATCAGCTTACCGTTTCATCAATCATACCGATATACAGTGATTTTGCCGCCTGCTCTGAGCCGACAATGCAGTTAACAGCCACGGTATTAATCTTATAGTCAGCCTCTTGCGCGAGCCTGCGGATGAAGCGCCTGAGCTTTTTACCGAATGTCATTTTAGACTGTTCGGCTTTTCCGAACGGTTGAGCTTCTTTGCGCCTTATCTGCTCTTTACAGATGTCGCGCTTGAGAATGTCAAGGTGTTTGTCGCTGACGTTCTTAAACTCTGCTTTTGTAAATCCGTTTTTATAGGTAAAACGTACCTTTTCCTTTTTGAACATTTTTTATACCTCCATACTGCCGCCGAATGAGCGGCCTTTTTGCTTATCCGCACATCGTCCGTGCAATTGTTGTTTTCGGAACGCCGCCGACGGTTTTGTTGTAAACTTTTTTCCAACGTCTCAACGCCGTTCGGTAACTGTAGCCGAACAACTCTGAAATTTCCGTGTAATTGAGTGATTCCTTGTCAGGGTATCGGGCGTTAATCTGTTCAAGGTTTTCTCTGTAGCCTTCTTTCTCTCGTGCCATTTTCTCACCTCTTTTGAATTAAAATCCGAGCGCCGCGCCGCCCGGGGTATACAACCAAATAAAAGGAGAAGGGATGTATTCTAATGAAAAATCTCTATTCAGGGTGCGTATATAGTCAACCGCGCGGGGTTATGAGGCTTATTCGACAAGCTCGATAAACTCGCTCACCATTTTCTGATTGAATTCTTTAAACGATTTAACAGGCTTAGAAGTTATTTGGGTTCCCTCGTCGTCTTTACCGACACCGTCTGTTATTTCATAAACCTTGCCTTTTGTGAAAGGAGAACTATAGGGACTAACACAAACCACCTTGCCACTGTAATACTTCGGCTTTTCGGGTTCAGGATTTATCAAACGCTCAAACGCGAGCTTTGCGCCGGTGTTAAAATCGAATTCGTCAGCAGGATTACAGCGTGCTACACCTGTTTTGCCGGTTGCGGTGTTCTTCGCGACCACATCAGCACCGTTGCGGTAGATGATGATTTTTTCGGGTTTAACAAGTTCCAAGCCTCTTTCGTCCCAGTTATACACATATCCTTCTAAACGATAATGGCTGGGTGCGCCCAAGCACTGTGATATGGATTTTATTGTAGCAATCTCACCGATATGTCTTTTCATACCGCCACTCCAACCGCAGATATAGCTTTTAATCTTTGACCCGTCCAATATTCTTACCTTATCCCCGAGCTTAAATTTTGGTTTACTCATAATTCCTCCTAAACTGTAATGATATACCGCATATCTCTCACCTCGAACACCTCGACGGCTACCTGACGGAGCTTATGCTTATACGCCTTGCGGCTGAGCTGCTTAGCCCTCTCGGTTGCCTGTTCCTCAGTGCCCTTAAAGGGATAAATACGATGTATCTTGTGTTTTGTTTTCGAATGAAAGGCTTTAAGCCTGATTAAGTATTGACGTTTCATAGATTGTTCCTTTACGGTGTAATCGGCACTGCTTTAGCACATTCATCAATAAGGTCGTGAACCGCGTTGAGCGCAAATCGCATTTCTCTTACCGTAGCACCGCGGTTGACAAAAATGTCAAAAATCTCATTTGAATACTCGAGAACGCGGTCTATTTCAGCCTCGTCCTTAAACGGCTCATACTTGGTAGGTCTTTGTAAAATCTCACGCTCAGAAACACATTCCTTGACAATAGACTCTATATCCATCTCGGCGATAGTTTCCTTGACCGCCTCGTTGATTGACTCGTTGATGATGTTTTCAAGTTTACTCATTTTTACCTCCTATAATCATTGAAATTCAGCCTCTCCAGTGTTATATTTAATAAGGAAAGGGGGTGAAAGTTTGAATAAAGAACGTTTTGACAAATTCGTAGCAGAAATGGCAAAAGATATTGTTGTTGCAAATCTCAGTGAAAACGGTGTAGTGGCTTCCGAAATGACCGGAAGTGATGTTTCAGATTTTTATAGCGGAATATTTAAGGGAATACGCGAAACTCTGAAAGACACTGATATTGTAGATAGCTAATCAAACCATTTTTGCAAACGCATTAGCGACCTCGGGAAGAATCTTCACTTCTATTTCTGAGGTCGCTTCACCTTTTGAAACTCTGATAATGAAATCAGCCAAAGCATTGAGAACCTCATCTCTCTTTTCCTTGCTCATTGCTCATTTTTACCTCCTGTTAGCTCTGTCCGTAAAATCGGACAGTAGATTGTGTAAAATATAATTAGACAGAATAATCAAGCGTATGAATTGTTACGCTTTAAGCGTAATTCTTTGCCAAAAAAAATAAAATCGGACGGAAAATTATAAACCGTTTCGATTTTACGCACCATATCCCAATCAGGAACGGTCTTGCCGCTTTCGTAATTCGCAAGCGTTTCTTTTGAAATATGCAGAGCTTCTGAGGCTTTTACCTGCGTTAATCCTGCATTTACTCTCGCCGCTGCTAAAGTGATTTTGGGATAAATAATATTTTCAGCCATAGTCTCACCCCCTGACTGTTATCTTTGATGTTTTTATTCTATCACGCTTAAAGCGTAATGTCAAGCTAAAAACGAAATTTTTTCAAAAAAATATTGATTTTGTTACGCTTTTAGTGTATAATCATATTAAACCAAAAGAAAAGAGGGGTTTTATGACTGCTATTGAATCCGAAAGGAATAAACAAATATTTGCAAAGAATTTTAATTACTACCTTACTATAAAAGGCAAGAACCAAAATGATATTGTTCAAGACCTAAAAATTACAGCCTCTACTGTATCAGATTGGGCGAACGGAAAAAAATATCCGCGTGTCGATAAAATGCAAAAGCTCGCTGATTATTTCGGCGTTCTCAAGTCAGATTTAACCGAGGAGCACGCCGAGGCAAAATTGACTGATGATATTGAACTACAAGAATATTTGGAAGAACTCAAAAACCGCAGTGAAATGCGTATGTTGTTTAGCCTTGCAAAAGGCGCGACAAAAGAGGACGTTATGCAGGCGGTTAAAATTATCGAGGCTTTGAAAAAGGACGAATAAGAATTGGGAGAAATATTTATCAGAGGAATAAAGCTGCCTTTGACCGTCAAGGGCGTTACTGTTTTAGATTCTGACGGTAACTATAATGTATATATAAACATTATGCTCAGCAACGAAACACAATCAAAGGCAGTCAAGCACGAAATAACACACATAAAAAAAGAACATTTCTATGACTACGAGCCGGTTGTGCATAACGAGCTCGAGGCTAATGCAGGGTAACATACAGGAGACTATTATGTCTAATAATAGCAATAAACCCGACAAACACAATTACACTCTTATATCAGCAATTCTTATTCGCATATTATCAATAATTGCATTTTTTACTATCTATTCTTTTTTTAATAATATTGTAATTAGTATTGCTATGATATTTGCAATGCTAATTCCTTTTATCGGCGGAGCTTTTTGTCATTTCTTTTTATTAACAACACCGTTTATATCTGCGTTTTCACCTAACTATGAATTAACAAAGTCCATTATTCTCCTAATAATCTTTGTGCTATACATTCCTTGTTTAGTCTGTTTTTTATATAATGTATTCCTTTACAAATTTGATAGCCGAAAAAAGATAGTATTAATAATGTCTATTATTCTATCAATAGCAGCTCTCTTTTTAGTAGGTATGCAATTCAATAAAGCTAATCAAATCACATCAAATGTAGTATCTTCTACATCATTAAAACTAAATAACAAATCATCAAGAGTATCCCCCGGAGAAAACGCACATATTAGCGTTACAGGAAAACCTAATACAGAATACAGTATTATCGTTGATTACCCAAGCGGTCATAGTGAAGCAGAAGGACTATATAACAAAACGTCAGATTCAAACGGCGTTGTAAGCTGGACGTGGGAAGTAGGCACAAGAACAACGCCAGGCACTTATCCAATCACTATCACCGATTTAAGTACATATGATTTTGATACATACTATTTTACCGTAGAATAATATTACCTATAAGTAATATTTAAAATAAAAAATCCGCCCTATCTTAATCACCACAAAAAGATAGAGCGGAGACCATACACACGGGCGCATATGGTACGCATAACGCATAAATATTGTACCATACCTCCCCTGTGTTTTCAAGAAGATTTTGAAAATTGCAGGGGATTTTTGCGCCCTTTTTTCAGAAAGGAGCACAAAATGAAGTGTAAAAAATGTAAAAAGTTAATTCCCGACGGCTCGAAATTCTGCAACCATTGCGGATCGCCGACCTCTCAAAAGAAGCTCTACCGCCGAAAAGACGGCTTGTATGAGAAGATTATCAAGATTGACGGCAAGCGCGTTGCCTTCCGCGCCAAAACCGAGGACGGCGTTTATAAAAAGATTCTGAACTATCAGGACAAAGAAGAAAAGGGCTTGACGTTCGAGGAAGCGGCCGAAATGTGGTATGACGAGCACTGGGAAACACTATCCCCTACTACTCAAAAAGGGTATGTATGCGCATATAAAGAGGTCAAGAAGTATTTCGGCAACTGCTACATAAAGCAGATAACGCATAAAGACATCAACCGCTATATAAAGCAGCTCCCGGCAACATATGCCCGCAAAACCTGTCTAACCCGATTGCAACTCATTAATATGGTTTTTAAGTGCGCAATCACTAATGATTTGTGCGAGATTAACCCTTGCGAGTATGCCTCCATACCGAAAAAGCACGGTTCTAAACGACGCAGAGCTCCCACAAACAGTGAAATAGAAATAATAAAGAAAAGTATCGACGTAGAATATAAAACGTTTCCTGTGGGATTTTTGGCGGTATTCTTGCTATATACAGGCTGTCGAAAGGGTGAAGCTCTCGCACTGCAATATAAAGATATAGACCGTAAGTCAGGCAGAATCTTAATAACCAAGTCGGTTTATTATGAGCATAACGAAGGCAAAATAAAAAAGCCTAAAACCGAAGCAGGCGAGCGCGAGGTTATCGTGCCTGACGTGCTTTTGCCGCTCTTTACTCACGGCAAACCGAAAGATTATGTTTTCTCCCCTACTCCCGACAAACCTGTGCGCGAGCACATTTTCCGCGCGGCGTGGAACCATTGGCAGGAGACTACAGGGCTTGACCTGACCGCACATCAGCTACGACACGGTTGCGCAACATTGCTACTTGAAGCTGAGCTCGAAGCGAAGGACATTCAGGAGCAGCTCGGTCACGCTGATATAACCACAACATTAAATACCTATACAGAAGTTTCGGAAAACCGCAAAAAGAAAACTCAATCAATAATAAACAGCTACATTCATTAACGGATCGCCCTGAGATTTTACTCTCGGGGCGTTTTACTGTGTATTTTCTGTGTCGTTTTAGTGTCTTTTACTGTCTTTTATTGTCACATACTGACATTTGCATTTTGAATTTTCAAATGTCGATTTGTCCAGAGTTTATGCGGTTTTTCAAGTATTATGCCAAAAAAATAACGCCCTTCCGAAAAAGGGCGTTTGGCGGAGACGGTGGGATTCGAACCCTTATAAAATGACTACATATAAACAAGAAACCGAATTACTGTGTATTTCTTATGTTTTGTGTGTGAAGCAACTCCCCGAAGCGTTGAACCTCGGGGAGTATTTTTATGAAGTTATTTCATTTTTATTATTCCGCTAATTTGGCGAAAGTCGCTTTGCCGGCTATGCCGTCAACGCGCAAGCCTTTGACGGTTTGAAAGGTTTTTACTGCTGATTCGGTGCGGTTGCCGTAGTCACCGTCAAAACCGCCTGTGTCGTAGCCACGGCAAATTAGAAATGCTTGCAGGATTGACGGATAAGCGCCGCGCGTGCCTTTAGCGCAAGGCTGAATTGCGGCTTTTGTTTTCGCTCCGAAAATTCCGTCAACGGTTAGCTTAGCGCCAAATTTGGCGTTAAGGACGTGCTGCAAGCCTCTGACGAGCGCCCGGCGCGTTTCGTTGCCGTAGATACCGTCGGTTGCGAGCTTCAAGCCGTATGTCCTGTTGAGCCATACCTGAACAACGCGGACGGTCGGGTCGGTTGTCATAACGGTAGAGGACTGAGCAGAGCCGTAAACCTCGCTTTTGCTTGTACCGGTGTAGCTGTAGTAATCATTATGCCCTGCGGAATAATCGCGTTCATCGCCGTACCACACCGAATTTACTCGCATATCGAAATGTGTCCAATTCTGAGTACCGCCGCAGTACACGCCGATTCCCTTCACACCGATATCTTGGAGATAGCAAGCGATTATGCGGCTCGGTATAGGCTGATTTCCGCGATAGAAACAAACATCAACGGCAATTCCCTGCGTGTGCGGTCCTGAGCCTGAACCACCCACGGACTTATCACACGCCGACGTTCTATAGCCTGAGCTGATTTCAGCGCGATTGCAGCCGAAATGAGAATAAACCTTTTCGAGCGTTGTCGGTAACCCGCTGTCAATCGGTATGCTCGAGGGATAATTGCCGTGATAATCGGAAAAGGTCACGAACTCACCGACAACGAAGTGCTCGGAAAGCTTGACGTTTTTATCGGCGGGATAACTGTAATACTTAATCATTGCTAATCGACCTCTTGATTTATTGAAATACCCTCAATCTCTGCGCGGATTTCTAACTGCATAAGATAATTTCCCATAAAACAAGCTTGTTTTTCGAGAATATCGAGCGGAGTTGAAGGAGTAAAGTCAAGTGTACCTGCTTTGTATTTAACAATCATTTTATGCAGTTTGTTATACCTGATTTTTGTTTGCAAATATTCCGCGACAAAACGCTCCTTATAGTCTTTGCTTTCCATTAAAGCGATTGTATCGTGTAAAGTCATTTTTTCTCCTCCTCATAGTGCTTGCCGTTGTCGGTTTTCGCTCTGAGCTCCTGCAAATATTCATCCGCTTTGATAGCATTGGTGGTAAAGCTGTTGTTTTTCCACCACGCCCACGCGGTAGCGGCGAGCGTTGCAATAATGCTAACGGCCGTGTAAATGTCATCGTCCGCAAACGGGAGCGGATTTTTGCCGAGCATAGTCAAAACGGTGTTAGCGAGTGCAATTACAAGAATGATTGTTCTTGCGATGGTGTCGGGTGTGATTTTCTTTTCTTTCATTATGATTCCTCCTTGTTTTTAAAAACAGTATGATTTAAGACTTTAACCTCCTGCTCGACCTTAACAAGCCGTTCGGAATGGTCTTTTAAGTCGGATTTGACATCTCGCAAATCTGACTTTATTTCTCTTGTGTCCTCTTTAATGCTCTCAAGCTGAACGATAACCGTTGTTAGCTGCGAGCTGTCCTCTCTGTTATCCGCCTTGTTCGCGCGCCATATATTGAAAACTGCAATAATCAAGCTAATAACTAAAGAAGCGGCTGCTATAAAGATTGTGGGTTCTATTGCCATCGGAAACACCTCCCTATTCTATATAAATAGCTGCATTAGCACCCGAACCATAGCCCGAAAGGGCAATGTATTCCACGTTGGAATAAAACGCGATACTCGTGTCGATAGTAATTGTGGTAATTTGATTATCAACAACCGTTCCTCCGTATCTAATTGCCACTTGATCGCTCGTCGTGCTGGTAAGCGTACCGTCTGATTTATATACAATTATTCTGCAAGAGTTCACATTTGCGCCGCCGCTGATAGTCGTTTGCGGGAAAACAAATCCATCAAGCGCAACTACATCCCCGTTTTTAACAGGGATTCTTCCAGTTGTAAAGTAACCTGCCGCCGCGGTTTCCCCATTTGACGAATTGTATCTATACCCGTCTTTATAGCCCGTGCCATTATATATATTGCCGTTTTCGTCGGTGCTTATGGGAATTTGATTAATCACGGGAGAAATCGGTGTATAACTGGTTTCTCTGTCTGATCCAACACCTAAACGAGTTAAATAGATTTTTTCCTCGTCTTTGCAAATCGAAATGACATCAAAAGCGGTTTCAGTTGCTGTGTTATTAGTTCTTGAGCCTTCGGTCGATGAATCATAGCTTGAATTAGTAGCACAGGTTATAGTGATAATCGGGAAAGGAAGTACGTCATTTATAATTCTTGATTTGTGACAATGCCCGGCTAAAAACGCCGTAGGCTTTGCATAATGGTTTTCGCTCGAAAAATCAACATTCACGCTGACGTTAGCCCACGCGCCCTCGTTTCGCCCTGCGTTATATGTATAACTGCCCTGATAAGTGGTCTTATTTGCATAAGCGTTTAAAATGCCGTTCAAAATAAGCGCGTCGCGGTTGTTTGCGGCCGCCGTATAGTCAGTGCTGTCAATTGACGCAGGCGGCATATGCGCCATAAACAGAACGCTCCAACCGTCCTCATTAAAGGATAGAGCTTTCTCGGCAAGCCAGTCGAGCTGATTCTGACCGTAACCGCCGTGGTGGAAATAATCATAAATCATAGTGCCATCTTGATAGTATGTATCATTATCTCCAACCCAGAAAGAATTGAGCTGTATTATTCTGAGCTTTTGAGCGGGTAAATCAACATAACCATAGCTGCCATCCTCTGAATAATGACGATCCGCGCCCGTTGTCTGATTGCGAATAAGATCATTCCAGTAGTCGCGCGGGCGAATGTGCCACGCGTATGCGGCAGTATAACCGGTAGAGCCCTGACGGTTATCTCCCCACGCTCCGTCGTGATTTCCGTAGCAGTTAATTAACTTATCGGAGATTCCTGCGGTTCTGATTAACTCATTAAAATAGTCGAAATCCGCGCGCATTGCTGCTTCCGTCGATTCAACACTGTTAGTTGCCGAGTCACCCGTTGAAATCACAAACGGAATATCAAGGTTATTTATTAATCTCCGAGCAAGTGCAGGAATGTTTCGACCGTAATTACTATTGCCGATACTCGCCATAAGATGAATATCTGAAAACCACACTAAATTGATACAGTCCGCACCGTGAGCTCGTTGAATCGCTTCAACTTTTCCAATGGCTGTATTAACGGCGCTTTCCCAATAATCGGGAATTGAGCCGTTTATTTTAGCGTCAACCTCACCGCTTACGTCCACCATCCCCGCGATCTCTGCTTTGTCCTGTGCGGTTAAATTATACGTCGCACCTGTTGCACCTCTGATTGATACACGTGTTTCAGCGTATGCGACAGTGCCGATTATAGCGGTAACGTTGTAATAATAGTAAGAATACAAAATTATATCGCCAATCTGCACATCACGGTCAGCGCCGGTCAAAGTTGATATAGTAAATCCATATCCAAGATTTTGTTCAGCGTCGGGCGCTGTCGGTGCGGTGGTTGTTTTCCAAATGGAATTGCCGGGCTCAAGTTTTGCGAGTTTATTTTTTTCGGCGGTCGTATAGTCGTTTGTCGAAAGTCCTTTGCCGGTGACCTTGTCAACTTTACCGGAAATATCCTGATGTTGAGTGAGAAATCCACTGTCGTTATTAAGTTGTGATGTCTTAGTTGGAATAGTCGAGCTGTCCGCCTTTGAGGATAAAGCATTATCAACCTCTGTTTTGGTGTAGGCGTTCGTAATGCCGTAGCCTGCAAGGGTGGTTGACTTCTGCGCGAATGTTTCTGCATTATATTCATCCTGAGCCTCAGTGTTTGCATTAACAAACCGCCTTACTGCACCGGATGTCGGATAAAATGTGTCCTCCGTAGATTGGTATGTACTGCTGATTTCCGTTTTCTTGTTTGAAGTATTTTCTTTACCGCTAATATCCTGATGTGAAGTAAGATATCCCTTGCCTTCTACAAATTCTTTAACTGCTTTCGCTGACGGATAAAATTGATGTGAATTGGGATTTAAGATGGATGTAACTTTTGCAGCTACATCTTCTTTTTCGTTAAGGCCAATGTTAAAATCATCAAAATGGACAAATTCACTATCAACCTCAGATTTAGAATAAGTGTTTGTTTTATCAGCCTTTTTGTTGAGCTCTGTATCAACGTAGGTTTTGTCCGCTTTGCCCGAGATATCCGCGCCCTCGGGTATCAAGTCAGTGAAGCTGCTTTCCCACGCGCCATTAATGCATTTCCTTATAAGTGCTCTACCGAGATTTGTAAATGCGTATTGTGTATGGTTTAAATTACTTAAATCACCGCTTCTCGGGCAAATTATCGTTGCGTACTCCGGCACTCCGTCATTCATACCGAGTGATACACGATATACGGTATTTGGATTAGTGGCGTTATTGATGTTCTCAATTTTCACTTCCCTATAATTTGCCTTACCTGACAAATCAATATCACTGCTCGTTATATACCCTGCGTCGTTATTGAACGCCGATACATTCGTCGGCACGTTGGGAATATCGCTTGTGTCGGCTTTATTTGCGAGCGCTGCAATCATAGCCTGCAAGGTAACATAGTTACTCATATCGTGGGTATGATTAACATTAGCCTTGCCTGCAAGCGCAGCATTAACACTGTCTGTGTTTGCTTTGCCCGAAAGAGTTGTAATGACTTCATTAAGCTTTTCGGTAACCTTCCTATTCTCTATAGGGTTTGTACTTGTCTGTGAAAATTCGCTATCAACCGGGTGAGAATGGCTAACGTCAGACTTTTTGCCGAGTTCAGTGTCAACATATGTTTTGTTCGCTTTGGTTGCAAGCGCGGCGTTAACGTTCGCCGTGTCAGCTTTGCCGCTTATTGCAGTTGCGATATAATCGACAACCGCCTTGATTGACGGCACGCGATTATTCTCGTTCTTGTTTGTATCATCTATTGATGTGTTCAGTGCGACAACGCTCCAATCCGAATATGAACCGCTGTACGTCCTCGTTCTTAATAGTCCGTCGCTGCATATCGCGTACTGTTTGCTGTTAATGTCAGTAAACACAATACCCTTTATGTTACCTATAATAGTCGCGTAGATAAACACCTTATGAATATTATCGGGGCTATACTCGATATCCGTAGTTGTGTAGTCAATCACTAAACGTTTATCGAACAGCTCCGATACTTTATTAAAAGCGGAGTAGAACGCCAAAAACTCACTTGCAGACTCCACGGGAGGGTCAACAAGAACAAAGAACGTTTTCGGCACAAACGTCGGGCATACATTGTCGTCAACCTGAATATAAGCGTTACCTTCCTTGCGGTAATAATTCTTGTACTCTGTTTCCCAATGTTCAGGCTCAGTATCAAGCACTCTGTAAGCAGGGCTGTAAATCCTGTCCGATACGCGTGTACGGAAGGTCGGCATATACGCTCGCTCGTACTTTTCATCGCGGTTAACGGTGACGTCGAGCATATAATCGACAATTCCCGATACCGCCGTGTCCTGAGCGGTAAGAGTATAGTAGATTTTGTTATTCTCAACGGTGCATTCGTTATGAATTTCTGTACCGTCGGGCTTTTTGCCGTGAATAATGGCGGTAGTCTTGTCGGGCGGCAATTCAATCTCCTTGATACCGTCAGTCAGAGTAAAGACGAGCTGTGTGCTCTTAACGTCGCCGACGTGCAGATTTTCGATAATAGTCTGAAAAAACGCCTTTTTGCAATTAAGCGATATATTTTCGGTTCGCAAACTCATATTATCACCTCTCTATTTTAAGCATAAGGGATAATTGCGCCGATTTCTAACCCGAGGAAAAGAAAAAGCAGCCCGTAATGAGCTGCTTAGTCTTAGTATTTCTTTTGTATGGTTTCTTTGGCGGTTTTACGCCATTCCTCAAGCTTGTTGTCAAGCGAGGTTTTGCCGTTATTCCACGTCATATATCTCTTAGCAGAGATAAAGATTTGAGCAATACGGCGCATTTCCTTGTCGTCATTCCTCAGAAATGCCTTTTGATATTCAGTCTTGTAGGCACTAACAAGCATATCCCTGACCGCGCCCTGCGCTTTTGTCTCGGGATTTTTAACGTTCGGGTCGGCTTTGGCTGTTTCAAGCTCCTGATTATATAAATCCGTAAGTGCTTGCTGAGCCTCCGTGCTGTTGCCGCTTTCGAGCCTTTTTACATAACTGCCGGAAATCTGCTTTTTGGTCTGCTCCTCGGGAGCAAAAAGCTGTCCGTCGCCGTCGGTTAAGTCCTTAATCCAATCGACATATCCGTTGATGTTCTTAATAACGTTGTTAACCGGAATACCAAATAAGTCCTGAGCCGTCAGTGTGGCAAAGTTTTTTAGAGCCGTTAAAATCTCGCTCGGGTCAGAGTGAAATTCGAGCTGCATTTCTTTTGCTTTATTCTTTTTCTCGAAATATTCCCCGATTGTAGTTACGAGCTTTTGACCTGACTCGATATAATTTGTGACGGTCTGAGCTACGTTGTCCTGCACAATTTCGTTTCCGTCAAAGATTGCACCGAACACCTCTGAGCCGCCGAACGGAAGAAGCACTCCCGAGCCGCTTATAATCATATCCTCAAATACTCTGTCCATAACGCTCTGAGCGGTCAATTCATTATCCTTGTCGCGGTAACGCTTCATCCTGTGCATAATGAACGCAACAGCGAGCGACATTAAGGAGAACACAATCAATGAGGTTGACTGCGAAGCTACGGCTTTACCGAGCGTTTTCCAAGCGGCTTTATCTTTGGCGTTCGTCGTTACTCTGCCGAGCGCGTCATAAATAATTCCTGCGTTCTGTAACGGCTGAGTTTTGAACATAAAGATAGATTTCAAAAGCTCGTTTGAAGTCTTGAGCACCTCCGGTCTATGGAGAGGGTCGTACATAGGCTGTGTGTCCTCGATAACCTTGTCGTAAAGGTCGGTAACCGCCTGCCAGTATTCCGCTGTGTCAATCTCCTTTTTCGCTTTGTTAAATTGCTTGTTAACCTCAGCTTTGGTCGCACACCACAGCGCCGCCGTTGTCAGACAGTCCATTTCCTGAATCCAGTTGTTCGGATTAATGCCTTTTGGGATTTTCTGCGCAAGCTCAGATGTTGACAGCGCTCTACCGGCTTTTGAGTTACTCAGCATACGGTTAATCCAGTTTTGGGATATATCCGCAATCTCGTTTGATGATAAGCCTTTACGGCGGATATAGTGCTGCGCCGTGTGACTGTCGATTTCCTCAAGCAACCGCTTATATCCCTTTGTTGTGTTGTACAGAGCGAAGTCCTTTAAGCCTGCCGTAAGCGAACCTCCGCTCAAGTACGCTCCTGCTGTTGTATACGAGGCAGCCTGCTTGAGCATAACGGATTTATTTGCGTTCAAAGTAGAAGTGACGAAGTTTGAGCGGATTGTGCGAATAAGATTGTTGAGCCCCTCGGAGTATTTCTCACCTTTAGGCGCTCGGGAGTTTTGCAGGTCTGTCAGCATTTGCTCATACATTCCAATAGCCTGCTTGCCCCAATTCTTATTCAGAGCGTTCTTTACAGAGTCAGAGCTTATTAAATCTCCGGTGTCCTCGTCGTACTGATTATCCTGCACGTTTAATACTTTGTTAAGGTCGCGAATCGGCACGGCTAAGCCGTAATAATTTGATACGTCGCTGATATGTCCGTTTATGACATTATCAAGTCCGTATATATAAATCGGCTTTGAGGATTTAGGCGTTACCGCCTTCAACATTCCCATAGCTTCAATCGAGGAATCGTGCTTGACGCCCTCAATCTCTTTGACAAGGCTGTCTTGGTCTACCTTGATAGGAATATAGTATCTGCTGTTTGCAATCTTGATATGGTGCAGCTTAAGCGAGGTTTCATTTACCGCGTCGGTTGCAAGCTCGTTGAAGAACCTCTCGGCGATATCAATATAGCCCTTTTCAAAGTCGGTCAGCGACGAAGCAACGGCAGTAATGAATGAGTTGTTTATGCCGATAACCCTTGTGGAGTTCTCTATCGCCTTTTTGTAGTTGCCCTTTGCGAGCTGTTCGGGATTTGAGATAGTCAAGCCGCCTTTGGTGATATGTACAAGGTTGTCATCGGCAACTTCCCTGTTCCACGTCATGACTATCTGCATAGCCTGCATACCAGTCATATCGGTTGTGCGGTCTGTGCCGGCGTTATCCTTCCAGTGAATTGTGCGGACGTTCTTTTCGGTGTTGTCAAGCTCCTTGACGTGCTCGTCGCGGTAATCGTCGAACATCTTGTTAGCCGTCATATAGAACATATTTTTGCGGCGTTGTCCGATGTTGATATTGTCCATAAGCCTTACAAGCGCGGCGTTATCATCATAGCCGTTGAACAGATAACCGAGACGTTGAGAAGTCATAAAGTATTTGCCGAAATTGACAAAATTCTTTTTGAGCTTTCCGACGTTGAGTCCGTTCTGCTCTGCCATAATTGACAAGCCTAACTCCTTGACGGTCTGACCTTCATTAATTGCCAAAATACGGTTAGCGTTGCGGACGGTTTCTTTAATTGCCAAAAGAATATTGCAGATGTTCTCCGCTTCCTCAACGGTTAAGTTGCGGTCAATCTTTTTATTCTTAATCGCTTCGGCAAACTCCGCAACCTGAGAGCGGAATGTTTCTGTCAGCTCTGTTGCGTAGGTATCGCCGAAAATCTTATCCTCGGCAAGATTACGCATAAGCTCAACGGTTTTGCTCAGCTTTTCACCGATTGCAGTGTTGTCGCTGAGTTTTATTGCCTCGGTGATGTCCATAGCTACGTTGTAAAAACCGTCGCTAAACTCCTGCGGAAGCGGAACAGATTTTCCGAGCGCGATTTTCTTAAAATCATTTGCGTATTTCTTAATTCGCGTAATATAGCCCCTACGCTCGTAGTTGTTGCGAATTTGACGCTTTTCATTCATACGGAGCTGTTTCTCCGCAATAATGAGCTTGTTCTTATTCTGTCTGACCTCGCGTGTTTTCTGCCTCTGCTTATCGACAGCCTCTTTAGCCTTAGCGCGTTCGGTTGTTTTAACCTCGCGGATTTTCTCATTGAATTTATCGCGCTGCTGTTTCAGGGCTTCTTTTGACTTCTGACGCTCTTTTTCTTTAGCCTTGCTCACGGCTTCCCTGATTGCTTTTCGTTGCTCCTGCGCCATTTCCTTGGCGGTATTGCCGAGCATAACATACTTTTGTCCGCCTTTAGCGTTGACAATCTGCCTTGCTTTACGGTCGAGCAGGTTTTCTATGATTTCAAATCCTGCGTTAACCGCGTCAATCTCGGGAGTAGATGTAACGCTTGCCTTGAACGCAGGCTCAAGCGTATTGTTCACAAGTTTTTCGAGCCACGAAAAGCCCATTGTCTCGTCCGCTTCATCATTAATAAGTGCCGGGTAAGCCTGCTGAACCTCGGCAATAATATCTTTGATATATACGCCGTGGACTCCGTCTAACTTCTTCTTTGCATTCCGTTCGAGGGCAATATAACCGTGACCGAGTTTTGCACGGTAGCGGTTGAGGTCCCCGTAATTTTCGCGGATGTCCGACTCGTTGTAATCGGTGACAATCAGTGTTTTGCCTTTGAGCAGACCGAGGACAAAATCGCGTTCTTCCTTCACTGAGTCGTCGAGCGTACCGCCGAGCATAAGCGCGTCGCGGGCAACCTCGATTATCTCATTAACAACGTCCTCGCCTGTTGCGAGCTCGCCTGCCTCAACCCTTGCGACAATGTTCTTGAGCTGAGAAACAAGGTAAGCGTCCTCACCCGGGTTCGCGGCGCGGCTGATGTTATTATCCTGCATAAACTTCCGAGCTATGCTGAGATAAGCGTTATCGTCCAGTTTAATGCTCTTAGTCTTTGTCAGAACATTCTCAATAGTCTGCTCCGCAGCGTGTTTGATTATAGACAGCGCATCGTCGGGATATTTGTCGATAAGCTCGTTAAGCGTTTGACGTTTGCTCTCGTCCTCGAATAAATCCTCGCCCATATCGAATAGCTCGTCGAAATAGTCAGGGTCGGTGCGGTCAGAATACCTTATATCCTCATTATCCTCGTTGAACCTCTCGGACAGAGGAATAACATTTCCGTCGTCGTCATAGGTCACGGGGTCGGCGGATTTGATTTGGGAGGAATTAAATGCGATGTATTCTTCATCTGAATTATTCACGCCGTCATAGCCCATACGCACTAAATCCTCACGGGCTTTAATGCCTGCGTTATTCTCGCCTTTATGATTGTTAAGAGCTTTATATCCAACGCTCTCGCTTGCCGGATTTGTGATATTCAGATAAAAGGCTCTTACGTTTGAGCCGTAACCTCGCGCGTCAAGCTCCCAAGGGCTGAAAAACATACCTTGTATATCCATATTGGCGCGGCCTTTGGTCTTGTCGAATACAGTGAAATCATCTTCTGTACCGTGATATACCTTTATCAGCCTTCCGCTGTCGTCGCGGATTTTACTGTTATTAAAGGCTCTTTCCGCCGCCTCGTCAACCATTTTCTGAGCGGTTGCCATATCGCCGCGCTCTACCGCTGAGAGGTAGTCGGTGTCGTTGAAGCGGTCGGAAGATTTTTTTGAAAAACTATTGTTTTCTGATTCTGCTTGTGGTAAACTATTCTCAGACGGAAAGTTCGATGGGAGGTCTGACTCAGATTCTTCTGAGCCTGCTCTATTGGTAGAACTTTTCGTCTTTTCTTGTTTATAAAAGACAAACTGATTACCATTTGTATCAACAATTCTTAGTGAATGAACTCTGTCTTTTTTATCAAACTTAACCGCAACACCTTCGTACGCTAATTGCCCGTTTATTTTCACAGGTGCACCTATAGTTATGCTCACTAATCCTTTGTTTTTATGGTTTTTGTGTCCTGTTATAATTTTTCCTCTTTTTAGCACATACGGGGCTACAATAGAAGCAGCTGCTTCCTCATCGCTATGCACATAATGCCGTACAGTTTTTATCGCTTCATCATCAAACAAAAAGGAAATCCCGTCTTGCCTATTAATTTGATAATTCCAGACTTTAAGAATATTCTTTAATTGCTGTACATAATCACCGTTTTGCTTGTCAAAAACAAATTCTTTAGCAATTGGTAAAGATGAAATCTCTGGTAAATGCTCTTGCATTTGCTTTTTTATTGTACTGGAATTATCGGGATCCCACGAAACATTTAATTTACGAATATCATCTCGTGATTTGTATTTTATCCCGCCCTCAGTGGCGGCGTTTTTATTCTCCGCTCTGATACCCTCAGCGACAGCCTTATCCCAAAGCTCTTGTACGCGGTTTTCAACCTTGTTCATAGCTTCAAGCAAAGCCTGTCCGTACTCGGTATTAGCCTCAAGCGGATTTTCTTTGAAGAAGTTGCGGAGGTTCTCTATTGCTTTTTTGATAGCGTTAATCAGCTTTTCGGCAAAATTATAGTCCTCTGTCGCGAGTTTTTCGAGCAGCTTTGAGTTTTGGAGCATTGTTTCACAACAATCGGCAAGTGCCTCTGTGTCCGCGAGACGATAAAGCTCGTCTGTACCAATGCCCTTATATTTATCGTTATGCCTGAGTTCGTTAACCTTTTTATCGACAAGCTCCTTGTAATTAAAGCCTGCGTTATCGAGTGTGCGGATAATCTCAGAGCGGAGCTTCATATAGCTTTTGCCCTGTTCCGCTACGTGCGTGAGCTCGTGTCCTGCGGTTAAGAACATACCGTGGCGCACTGCGTTCTCAATAGCCTGTGTGCTGTTCTGATAGCCTGCGTTAACATCTATACGTAATGTCTTTGTTGCGCGGTTATACGAGCCTTGCTCTCCCTCAAAGTTGTCTTTATCATTTACTTTTGACTCAAAGATTTCAACATTAAGGGGCGTTACTCGGGATAACAGCTTACCAAAGCCGATAAACTGCCTTTGACTCTTATTAAGGTTTAGCTTTGCTTTTTGCGAAATGCTATTTGTAAATGAGCCATTTTGATATGTATATCCCTCGGTCTTTGCTTCAAATGCCTTGTCTACAATGTATTGAGACTGAGCAGAAGATTTGAAACTTTCCATACCGTAGTAATAAGCCGCTCGCCTTGCAGGAGTATCAGCGTTTTCATTAATGCGCTGTGCAATTTGGCCTCGGTTATATCCGAGCCTGCCGTAATTAGAAAACAAATTCCAATCATTCAAATAACTGTCAACATCTCCGCCCTCGTAGTTTTCTACAAGGGCGTTTGCTTCGTCTACATTTTTATAGGTAGAAGCGGCAGCAAACAGTGTCCTCTCCGCGTCGGAGCGGAAGTCAATATCGGTATCGCGCGTGTTCACAATCTTTACGGTATTATCGGGAGAAGTAAGTCGGAGCTCCATATGACCGCTTTTCGGGTCGGTACTCTTAATTTCAACCGTGCCCTTGTACTCATTGCCGTCAACCTCAATCAGACCGTTACCGTTTGATTTATAGTATTTTAGGTTGCTTTTGTATTTAGCGGCATCCATAAGCTCGAGCGTTTCTTCTGCTTTCTCGTTTCTCAGGTACGCTATTGCGTTCAATATATCTTTATTACCGTGTATAAGCTCATTTTCCTTATTAGTGAGCGTTTGCGATTTATCGAGCTTATCGGCAATATAGACAACAAATCCTTTCTGCTCGTCGCTTAAATTCTTTGTGATAGATTCGAGCTGTCCTTTCTCCTTCTGAGCGTTATTCTCGTCAACATAATCAAGCAGCTTGTTAACCTCTTTGAGCTTAACCTTTTCGCCCTTCTCTATCTTCTTTTCGACCTGCTGTGCAAGTTTGAACCCGTCGGAATCCTCGCCCAAAGCCTTTGCGTCCTTAACGAGCTTGTCCAGCCCTTCTTTATTGTCGCGAATCTCATTAGCTACATCGTGGTCGAATTTTATCTCCTGCGCCTTGTTCACACCGCCCGCAAGCGCCATATGAGTACCGGACATAGCAACACCGCTCAGACCGCCCGCGAGAAACGCTGATGTGTCCTCGCCGACCATATTGTACAAGGTCATTGTCAGAGCCTCTTTGTCTGAAAATCCCTGCTTGATGTAGTTTTGGTATTGCTGCCTAAGCTCCGCCTTATCGCCGGACACAAGCAAATCAACCGCTCTGCTGCCAAAGTTAGAGGCAACTTCCTCGCTACCCTCTGCAACAAACGCCTTGCCGAGCGCTGAGCTGATAGACTTCGGGTCTTTTATTATAGCCTCAATAGAATATTTCTCTGATAAGCCCTCAACCGCGCCGTAGAGTACGCCGAGGGTAACGGCTTGATCGTCGCTCAGTCCGCGCTCTTTAGCGTCGATAACGGTGTTTGTAGCAACCTGAGAGCTCATAATTGTTGACATAGTGCCTGCGGTCATTTTCTGTACTGCCTCTTTTGACAGCGCTTTTCCTGCGCTTTCAAATGCAGCCGACACACCGCCGGAGATTGCAACCGAAACAGCCATACTTACCGCAGAGTCCGCCGCTGACATTCCTGTGTCATACAGCCACGCCCCTGCCTCGTTGTCTATCTGGTCTTTAACTCCCGACCTATAGGCATTTGTCATATGCGCCGGAGTATGTGCCGGTGAGTTAACGTCAATAGGCTGACCGATAAAGCGGTTTCCTAAATCCTCAACTGCTCCGATACCCGAAACAAGATTAGTACCGAGCGACAAAATGCTGCCAATCGTCGCCGAGCCCGCGTTCTCATTAGCAAAATCATAGGAGCTTTTAACCAAATCCTCAGTGCGGCGCTGATTAAGTCGCGGCTTAATTAACTCGCTGTATTCCATAGCCTTTTCACTCTCACCGGAGTTATAGAGGTAATTTAATACAGCTTTTTCCTGCTCGTTGAGATATGAGCTGTCACTTATTAAGCCTTTATACGTCCAATAATCGGTGTCGTAGCCCTCGGGAGAAGGAGCTACAACAGAGCCCTTGCTCGCAAAATCGGGATTGTTAACCACTGACTCATATTCAGCGATTTTATCACTCTTTTGCTTTGAAATCAGCAGGGGCTTGAGGTCGGCAAGCTCGGTAGCATTATCTCTTATTTTGTCCTGCGCCGCCGCCTGTTCCTCGTTGGTAAAACTCATATCTTCCATACGCTTTTGAAGCTCGACGTTTTCCGCTTCAAGAGCACTTATTTTACTTTCTACCTCCGCGCTCGTTGCAACCTCGTTTGCTTTTGATTTGAGCCACTCGTTTTCTTTGGTTGACTTCTCGTCGCGGATTTCAGACAACAGCTCGCCATAATTTAAGCCCTTATACTTCGTCTCCCATTCGGCAGCGTCCGCCTGAGCCTGTCTCTCCTCGATAAGACTGTTAAGCCTGTTCCTTCTTCCTTCGAGCTTTTCGGACTCGGCATAAGCAGGATTATTTTTTCTATCGAGATGTATTGAACCGGCGACAACATCTACGCTCGTACCTGAGTTATTGCCATAATTCCCGATTTCCGAATTAACTTTATCAAGCTGAGCGGAAACGCTGTCTCTGGTTTTCTTTAGGTCATCAATGCTTCCGATTTCTTCTGCTCTTTGATTAAGCCACTCCGCCTCGTCCTCGTCCTCGGATTCGTTGCTTGCCTTGATTAAGTCATCATAGGAATAGTCCTTGTACTTCTGCTGACGATTAATCTCGGTCATAGCGCTGTTGTAATCGTCCTCGTTGTCGTA